GCTGCAGGAGTATGTGCAGGGCGTGCTGGGTGACGGGTTTGGTGTAGAGATTGTACCAGCAAAAGACATCTCAGCAGGCAGCGCAGTTAAGGTGGTCAAGCTAGGCAGGTTTAATAACCCGCAGGCCGCAGTTACATCTGCTGCAGTAGGCACAGGTTTACTAGGCACCAGTGAAGAGAGCGATGCGAGCGTTGCAAAGCTGCTGGAGCGCGGAATGAGAGTAGTAGGTGAGCCAGATCCTCGCGATTCACGGGTTGGCGAATACTTCCTGCAAGCTGGCGATGACACGAAGTCAATTGGCAATTTGTTTACAGAAAGCGCTGAAACTTCCGGCTATCCACAGTCTAATTTTATGGCTTCTGCAGACACATTTTTGGCTGATCAGTATCGCGGACAGGGCATTGCTCAGGAACTGTACGATGCGGTAGAAGAAATTACTGGGAACACATTGGTTCCATCTGAAATACTTACCGCTGACGGAGCTAGACTGTGGGCTTCCCGGAACCCAGATAGGCTGTCCGAGGTGTCTGGCGTAATGGATGAGGCAGGAAAAAGACAAGCAGCAGATGCCTTATCCTCAACTGATAGTGCCGCTAACCCGCAATCCGCAGTTGCAGCCGCTGCACTAGGCACAGGTTTGCTAGGCGCGAGTGAAGAGAGTGATGCGAGCTTTGTAGGGGCGTTTTCAAAACTTGGTGCAAGCCGTGCAGACTTAAAAGGCATGGCAACCAAAATGGAAGCAGAGGGATTGTCGCCAACAGAAATTAGGGAAAAAACTGGTTGGTATAAAGGGGCTCAAGATCGAAAGTGGCGAACAGAGCTACCAAACACCAACACAAAAATAAATTTGCCAGATGTAGATTTTGCTAAGTCGGATGAGACGCAAATCGTAATGAAGCTTGATGATGTTGTTGATGACGCTGAATTGTTATCCCAATATGATGTTGACGTACAAGATGTCGATTCAGGATTTAATCTTGGCAAAGCAGATTTTGATGAGCTCGATGGCTGGAGAACTACCGGAAAACTTGGAAACATTAATGTGGTGTTTGACAGCGAGATGCCACCGGGAGCCGGAGGATATGGCGGGAATACAATCTCAGTTAGCGCACTCAGCTCTCCGCAAGAGCAGCGTGCAACAATCCTGCATGAGATACAGCACGCCATCCAAGAAAGGGAACTGTTTGCAGGGGGAGCCAACCCTTCAACCTTTGAGAAGGACAAGTTTATCTCTGATATGTGGAATGAAAGCCTTGAAAAAAGGTTAGCAGATCTGGATAAAGAATATCTTGTAAAAGATCAATATGGGATGTCCAATTTAAGCTTCGAGGACAGGGAGGCGCGTGACAGCCTGCGCTTAATGAAGATGCTGGCTGATCGGTTTAGACAGGAAAGCGCACAATCTGGCAGTAATGATCCGTTTGATATGTATCTCGCCAGCGCAGGCGAGGTAGAGGCACGCAACGTAGAGCTCCGCGACAGGGCCATGAGCCCTAGTGGATTGCTAAAAGTAGCGCCATTTGAAACCGAGTCAGTACCATCCGCTAATCAGATATTTCGCCCGGAAGACGATCCAATTCAAAGGTTTAAGAACATAATTGATGAGCGATATAATTCTTATAGGCAACCAGACCCAACATTAACACTCGATGATGACTTTGCCAGAATGCAGCAAAACGCAGATGGCGGGATCATTAATCAAATGATGGCCAAGAATGCCAGATCACAACAGCTCGCAGAATATGGCGATGCGCTCAAGAGCCGCAGGAAGTTAGAGTCTGTTAGCAAGATGATTAACAAGCGACTAGACAGTAAAGGTCCGCTGGTTGGAGAAATCATTGCAAGAGAAACTGAAAACTTCACCAAACTAATTGTTGGATTGGTACCGATGATTGCCAGCCCGGACTCAACCTTTTACCAAGATGTTACGCAAAGCAAGAGCCTGCTAGGCGATCCATCAGAAGGCTACAACACGGTCATGGATACAATCGCCAAAGGGATGCAAACCTATGTGCTTGAGCCAGCTAAAAAAGCGCTGGACTATAAAGGGTCAGACGATAAAAGCGTGAGGCAGGAAATTGCAGAAACTATACAACCGGCCATCGATGCGTACAAGACACTGCCTGAAACAGTGCAGGAAGAAGTTATGCCGCGACTAGGGTATCTTGGCGCTCTCGTTGGTAGCCTATACGGGTTTGGCCTTGTAAACAAAGCTAAAAAAACTGTACGCCAAGGTCAAAGTGGCGAGGGGGTGCTGGGCAGGTTTTCCCCTATAGAGGGCGAGCTAGTTGCGCCTGAAGGTTTGCCTAACAGTAAACCAATCGGACTATTGCAGCAAAAAATGTTAAAATCGGCCAATAATCGGAGTAGATAATGGCACTAACAAATTACACAGAGCTGAAGGCCAGTATGGCGGACTTTCTTAACCGCCAAGACCTGACCGCAGTGATACCGACATTTATCAGTCTAGCAGAGGCTCAGATGGCCCGTGATGTACGTCACTGGCAGATGGAGAACCGGGCAACGGCTACCCTGAACAATCAGTACCTGACCCGGCCGGGCGATTGGGTGGAGACTATCCGCTTCACCATACTGGGCAATGGCACCAGACCACTGCAGTTTCTAAGCACAGCAGCAATGGATGAGCGCAGAGCCAGCAGTGACAATGTTGCTGGTGAGCCCCGGTTCTATCGACACATTGAGGACCAGTTTGAGGTATTCCCCTCACCTGATAGCAATGCCAGCGCAGAGCTGGTTTACCTGCAGAAAATACCAGCTTTGTCAGACACCGCTACAACCAACTGGTTGATGTCTACTGCCCCTGACGTTTACCTATACGGTAGCCTTCTACACTCGGCCCCTTACCTTGCAGAAGACGCTAGGGTGGCTGTATGGGCGCAATTGTACAGTGCAGCGGTCAAGAGACTGAATGAGGAGTCAGACAGCGCTAAATACTCAGGCACAGGTCTGGGAATGCGCGTTAAGGGTCTCGATACAAGCAGGTCTGCAAATTACTGGAGAATGCAATGAGCTTCACCCCCTATCTAGAGAATAAGCTGCTGGATCATGTATTGACCAATACGGCATATACCGCACCAACGACATTGTACGTTTCACTATGGAACGGTGACCCGTTGAGTGGCGGCACTGAGATTACGGGCTCCGGTTACTCTCGCCAGTCTGCAGCATTTTCTGTGACGGCCTCTGCAGGAGCAAACACCAATAACGTAGAGTTTCAGGCAACAGCAGATTGGGGCACAGTAAACTACGCAGGAATACATGATGCCATTAATAGCGGCAATCTTTTGATCTCTGCGAGCCTGCAGCAGACGCGCACAATCGTCAATGAAGATATTGTTCGCTTCTCGATAGGCGATATAGATGTGACGCTGACATGAAGTACGGGCAGTTTTATTACAGCTACGGGGTATATGGTACTGAGGGCTCGCCCAATATGTACTTGGCCTCTAGCAGCTCTAGCGCCACAACAATGTTTTTGCGCAAGCTGGTAAAAATATTTGCTGACTCGGCTACTCAGTCGCTGATGACGGCTAACCTAATCAACATCTGGGATACAACGCCACTGAACCCGGCAACGTGGCAAGATGCATCACTTAACCCGGCAGTGTGGACAGATCAAACAGCGTCAGATGCAGACTGGCAAGATACTAGGACTTGAGGACAAATTAAATGGCTACAACAAACTACTCTTTTGAAGTACCAACGGTTGGGGCAGACCTCAATACTTGGGGCGGAGATCTAAACGCCAACACAGAAAAGCTGGATGACCTTTTAGGTGGCGATCAGCCTGTTACTGGCATTGATATAAACAGCGGCTCAATTGACGGCACAGCGATTGGAGCTAATGCCGCATCAACGGGTGCCTTTACTACCGTATCGGCCTCTGGTGGCGTTACAGGAGCTCTCACGGGCAATGTGACAGGTAATGTGACAGGTAATGTGACTGGTAACGTAACTGGTAGCGTAACTGGTAACGTAACTGGCAACGCAGACACGGCAACAGCGTGGGCTACTGCACGCACGATTTCCCTGACAGGTTCAATTACTGGCAGTGCTAGTGTTGACGGCACAAGTAATGTTTCCATTGCAACATCAGGCGGCATAACCAACGATCAAATTATAGACCTCATTTATCCACCCGGATGCCTGTACGAAACTACAAGCTCGGAGAATCCGGGCACCACGTTTAGTCACGGCACTTGGGCAAGGTTTGGTAATGGACGGGTAACGGTTGGCCTAGACACCTCGCAATCTGAGTTTAACGTCAATGGTGAAGAAGGCGGATCTAAAACTCACACCCTTACTGTCAACGAAATGCCAAGTCACCGACACAGTATCACAACGGGTGTTAGCACTACTGGTGAGGGTAAAGCCGCTGACACGCAGAACACAGGTAATACAGCTTTTACAAATTACGAGGGCGGTGGAGCAGCGCACAATAACCTACAGCCATATGTCGTGGTTTATCGCTGGAAAAGGACTGCATAATGGCCGACACTACTACCCCCGTATATAGCTTTGTACTGCCCGAAATAGACGGTTCTGACGGAACATGGGGTACTAAGCTCAATGCTAACTTAACGGCCTTAGACGGGCTTTTAAGCGGCTCTGCGAACCTCCAGAATGCCTCCTTTACCGGGACTGCTAGTTTTGGCGGGTCAACTGGTACATCAGGGCAGGTCTTAAAGTCTCAGGGTGCAGGCGCTAACGCTATCTGGACCGATGATTCTAATACCACTTACACCGCTGGATCTGGTCTCAGCCTGACAGGCACAGAGTTTGCCAACACGGCACCGGACCAGACTGTGGTTATGAATGCAGGCTCTGGCATTAGCGTGTCTGGGACATATCCTACGTTCACGGTGACTAATTCTTCACCTGACCAGACTGTCGCGCTAACCGGGACTGGCGGCACTACGATTAGTGGCACCTATCCCAACTTTACGATCAACAGCACAGATAACAATACCACCTACACCGCTGGCACTGGCCTGACGTTAACGTCTACGGAGTTTAGCGTTACAGACAATGGCATTGGTGCACTACAACTCAATGTATCTGGTAATGGTACTAGCGGCCAGTTTCTTGCATCTGATGGTGATGGCACATTCTCTTGGCAGACGGGTGGAGCAGGTGGCAATGAAACACTAGCCCAGACCCTAGCACTTGGCGCGGTAACAGGCGGCACAGACATTTCTGTATCGAGTGGCGATAACATTGTCATGGCTGCTAACTCTACTGTTGATGGCCGTGATGTATCTGTCGATGGAGCCAAGCTAGACCTAATCAATCAAGGCGTAGCCACTACAGACAGCCCTGCCTTTGCTGGCGGCACATTCACAGGCGCTTTAAATATAACTCCTACATCTGGTTACGCTAACATTGAGTTAGGTGGAGTTGATGGCGCGTTTATAGATTTGAAAGCGCCTAATTCTGATGATTATGACATGCGGATGATTACATCAGGGGGTAGCGGAGGAACAATAGATGTAGGGGCGGCAGGTGATTTAGCACTGAGGGCTGGTGGTTCTGAAAGAGCGCGGCTGCTTGCTACTGGTCGTGTTGGTATTGGTGAGGCTGCCCCAGCAACTCCTTTACATGTTAAGTCTGCTGATAACGCTGTAGTTTTAGTTGAAAGCACAGACACCAAGGCAACAACAGCTTTTAAGGACGACACAACTACCAACAACTTTGGTGTTGCTATAGGTTGCATTGGTGACGATTTAATACTACAAGCTGGTACTACTGCTAGTGTTGATATGACGATTAAGGCTGATGGCCTAGTGGGCATAGGGACTGCATCGCCAACTGATAAGTTAGAGGTAAATGGCAACATAAAGATAGACACTGGCACTGCTGACGGAGGGCAATTAATTCTGTCTAGTGCAGGGTACTCAGACTGGAATAACGACAACACTAATGGTGCTTGGCGTTTATATAATGGCTCTACAGAACGCATGCGCATAAACTCCTCTGGAAAAGTGGGTATTGGAACAACTAGCCCATCTAAAGACTTGCACGTTGGTGGTCAGTGTCTGGTGGAAGACTCACAGCAATACGGAAGCGCAGTATCTAGAATCAACTTAACT